TCTTACGTGTATGGGGTTGTTATTGCCGAGCTTATGTCTACTGGGGCTAATGTTATTACAATTAGCCCTACCTCATGGCAGGCCTACATCGGCAATAAAAATCCAACTAAAGAAGAAAAGGCTGCAATAAGATTAAAGCACCCAGGATATGCAGACTCATGGTATAAAAACCAAATTCGTAATATGAGAAAGCAAAGGACTGTAGATTACTTTAATGATAAGTATAATCTTTCTCTTGATGATTTTGATGTAGCAGATTCTTTTGGAATCGCACATTATGCAAATAAGGTTTTGACGGAAAGATGAAATTTTATCAAAGCAAGGAATGGCTTTATAGAAGATATGTTGTACAAAAAAAGACAGTAACAGAAATTGGAAAAGAATGTGATGTCTCTGCTATGACCATACAGAGATACCTAGAGCAGTTTGGATTAATTAAAAAACGATGAGTATACCAGTCCTTATAGTACCAATACTAAATAGATATGACTTATTGGAATCAATGCTAGAGTCAATTAATTACCCAATAGATAATATTTTAATTATTGATAACGGAGGATCTTTTAAGACAGAAAAAGAAAACATTAAAGTTTTAAATATGCCAGCAAACTTGGGCCTTTCAGCAGCATGGAATTTAGGAATTAAATGTTATCCACATTCAAAGTACTGGCTATTCGCTTCTGCCGACACCATTTGGGGCGCTGCCGCATTACAGCAAATAAATGATTTAAGCGGCCCAGATAAGCTAATTCTCACTAATGATGCCTACGGATGCTTTTCTGTCGGAGAGAATGTAATTGAAAGAGTAGGCTTGTTCGATGAATATTTTTACCCTATATATTTTGAAGACAATGATTTCCACGAAAGAGTAGCACGTTTCTGTCCAGAAAATACTATAATGTCAACTAATATTCAAACGGCTCCTGAATCTGGCAGCCAAACAATAAATAGTGATGAAAAGTTAAAGAATCAAAATGACAAAACGTTTTTAAAAAATGAAGAATACTACAAGTATAAAACGTCCAATAATTTTGAGACCTCAAAGCCTTGGGCGTTATCTAGAAGAAGGGATCAAGAATGGCTGTAGTGGGAGTTTTACCAGCGTCAGGAAAAGCATCTAGAGTCGGAGGCATACCTAAGTTTTGCCTTCCAATATCAGATGAAAGATCATTGTTGCAGTGGCATGTAGAGCAAATGCTAGAAGTTTGCGATGAGGTTAGAGTTTCTACTAGAGCTGAATGGGTGCCTATTATTCAGAACATGGATATGAATATTAAACTTATTGTGCGTGAGCCGTCAACTATGTCTGACGCCGTAAAGTTTATGACGGGAGAACATAATGATACCGTTCTTATTGGAATGCCAGATACATTTATATTAGGTGCTCAAACTAACATATATAAAGAGATGATGAAGTCAGGCGGAGACCTGGTTCTTGGTGCATGGGAATGTACTAATGAATTAAAAGGAAGGGTCGGACAGATATCTTTATCTGAAGATAAGGTACTATTTTCTAAAGATAAGTGTGATAATTGTGACTATGAATATATGTGGGGTACTATGCTATTTAGAAAAAATTTGATAAGATACATAGATACAAGCTTAGACCATCCAGGAAAACAAATTCAAGAATGGATAGATATGAGTTTAGATGTTCGTGCAGTAAAACCAGGCGGTCAGTATATGGATATAGGAACATTAAAGGGATTAAAAAGACTATATAGAGAGATGGAGTAAAAATGGCGGGCTACCCTCAAAAAGATCACAGCTATCAAATGTGGATTACTGATCTACAAATACTTTCAATGGAAGCTCCATCAGGACACCATATAATTAAAGAGTGCCTTGAAATTGCAGAAATGCTAATTAAAAAGAATATATCCTATGGAGACTCCGCATTAAGCCCAATTAGAATATTTTCTCAGGCTGATAATAAAGAACAAATTAAAATTAGAATTGATGACAAAATAAATAGAATTAAAAATGGATCTGGATTTGCTGGAGATAATGATATTGATGACATGATTGGATATCTAATTCTGCTTAAAATTGCTAATAAGCTAAATTGATTTTAGTCAACTAAGATGGTATAATAAATTTATGACAATGGAAATTGATCTTCCTCAGCACATGGATAGAATGAACAATGTAGTAGAAAAATTACTGCAAGGTAATAGCCCCACGCAAATTGCAACTATAACTGGCCTCCAAAGAAAAGAAGTTGTAGAGCTTATAGGCGAATGGAAAAATATTGTTCATAACGATAACGCAATTAGAGATAGGGCAAAAGAAGCCATATCTGGTGCAGATCAACATTATGCAATGCTTATCAAAGAGGCCTGGAAGACAGTTGATGAGGCAGACCAATCTGGACAATTAGCAATTAAATCTGGTGCCCTAAAGCTTATAGCGGATATTGAAACAAAACGAATAGCAATGCTTCAGTCAGTCGGCGTACTTGAAAATAATGAATTAGCATCGCAGGTTGCAGAAGCAGAGCGTAAACAAGAAGTTCTTGTAAAAATATTAAAAGAAGTTACTTCTACATGTCCTAAATGTAAAATGGAAGTTGCCAAAAGACTTTCGCAAATTACTGGAATTGTAGAGGCAGTAGTCATTGAGGAAAATGTAAGTGGAATTTAGCTTTGATGATTTAATAGATATACTCGATGGCGAAGAGTTTGAAGAGCGCCCAGTAGATCTCAGAACATTTGTTACAAGCCCAGACTACCTTGGCCTACCACCGCTATCTGAATTACAGTACACTTTAATTGAAAAAAGCTCTCAGATTTATAAAGAGGCAACTTTAAAAAAACTATTTGGAGAAACAGAAGGCGAAAGAATATATAAGCAGACATGCACAGAAGTAATTGCTCAGCTTGGAAAAGGGTCTGGAAAAGATTATTCTTCTACCATATCAGTTGCATATATTGTTTATTTGCTTTTATGTTTAAAAGATCCAGCAACATATTATGGAAAGCCTCCTGGAGATTCAATTGATATTCTAAACATAGCAATCAACTCACAGCAGGCCAATAACGTTTTCTTTAAGGGTTTTAAGACACGAATAGACCGCTCCCCATGGTTCATAGGCAAGTACGATCCAAAAGCCTCTGAGATGAAGTTTGATAAGGCTATAACGGTTCACTCTGGTCACTCAGAACGTGAGGCATGGGAGGGGTACAACGTAATTGTTGTAATCCTTGACGAAATTTCAGGGTTTGCAATTGAGAATACGACTGGTCATGATCAGGCCAAAACTGCAGATGCAATATATGAGATGTACAGAGCTTCTGTTGATTCACGATTCCCTGATTTCGGTAAGGTTATTTTGCTTTCGTTCCCACGATTTAAAAATGACCCTATTCAAAAATTTTATAATTCGGTTATTGCAGATAAAGAAACTATTATTAGATCTTATAAATTCAAGATGGACGAAGATCTTCCAGATAATACAGAAGGAAATGAATTTGAAATTGAATGGGAGGAAGACCATATTAACTCTTATTTAATTCCAAAAGTTTATGCTCTTCGCCGCCCAACCTGGGAGGTTAATCCAACTAGAAGCATTGAAGATTTTAAAACTGCATTCTATAAGAATCCATTAGATGCACTTGGAAGATTTGCATGTCTACCCGCAGAAATGATTGATGCATTTTTTAAATCCAGAGAAAAGGTAGAGAAAGCATTTAATAATACAGCATTAGCCGTAGATAAGTTTGGTAGGCTTGAAGAGTGGTTTAAGCCAGACCCAGAAAAAAAATATTTTCTGCACGTTGACCTAGCACAAAAACATGACCATTGTGCTGTTGCTATGGGCCATGTAGAAAAATGGGTAAATGTTCGTGTTACAAATGAATACTCTCAGCCAGCTCCAATAGTGGCAATTGATGCAGTAAGATATTGGACGCCTACTCCAGATAAATCTGTGGACTTTACTGAAGTTAAAGACTATATTCTTTCTCTAAGGACAAGAGGGTTTAATATATCTGTATGCACGTTTGACCGATGGAACTCGCATGACATGATGCAGCAATTAAAACAATATGGAATAAATACTGAAATATTATCAGTTGCTAAAAAACATTATGATGACATGGCTATGGTAGTTTTAGAAGAAAGACTGCAGGGGCCACACATACCTTTATTGATAGACGAATTACTTCAGCTTAAAATAATGAGAGATAGAGTAGATCACCCAAGAAAAGGATCTAAAGACTTAGCGGATGCTGTCTGCGGAGCCGTATATAATTCAATAAGCAGAACAAGGCCAGACGTAAACGATGAAGTCAATATTCATACATACGAGTCATTTGTTGAAGATAATTATGCGGAAGAAGATGAAGAAGTGTATAGAGATAATTTAATTCGGGCTCCAAGAATGCCTGAAAGATTAGCAGGAGAAATAGACAAAATGTCAAGAGCACTAGAGAATATGGAAATACTATGAGCACTTATCAAGAAAAAGCTAAGGAATGTAAATGCTGTGGAAAGCATGTTCCGCTACCAACAATACTAAAAGAATACGAAGGCATAACCGTATGCCCCACCACATTTGCTAATATTGCAGAATATAAAAGAATTTGGCTTGCACATGGATCACGGCCAAGTGGTTCTATTAGAAAACATTTTTCAGATTTTGTACAGCAAATTGTTGAAGCCTCAAATGTTAAGTAGCCTAGAATACCTTTGGCATATGTTAAGATACAGAATATCTAAATTATTAAAAAGAAAAAATAAACCAAAAAACGATTTCTTTATATATTAATATTAGTAAGGAAGAGTAATGATAATATTAGGGATTAATGAAACATCTCATGACGCATCCGTATCTTTAATAAAAGACGGAGAGATATTATTTGCGGGTCATGCAGAAAGATATAGTAAGCAAAAAAATGATTGGTATGTTAATGATAATTTAATTAATGATGCTCTTCAGTACGGAACTCCTAGTGCCGTAGCTTACTACGAAAAACCTCTCTTAAAAGCCTCCAGACTGTTTTTAAATGGTGGATCTGGAGAATGGAAACCACAATTTAATATTGAAGGAATCCCTAGAAAATCTTTTAGTCATCATTACTCTCACGCTGCTGCAGGCTACTATACAAGCTCATTTAATGATGCTGTAATTGTTGTTCTAGATGCTATTGGTGAATATAATACTTCAACAATTTGGATTGGAGAAGGCGAAAAGATTAAGCTAAAGTATAAACAAAATTACCCAGTAAGTTTTGGCTTATTCTATTCAGCTTTTACACAATTAATAGGGTTAGTGCCAAATCAAGAGGAATACATAATGATGGGAATGGCTGCCT